CCACGTCAGCGGTGCAGATACGGCTTTAGTTACATTTCAACCAGATTGGGTTCCGACTTATTTTCCAATCGCACCAAAAGAGTATGAATACAAAAAGGGCGTACACGCTCACTCTTGTGGCTGTGATGGTGGACGAGAAGTCGCACATTATGACATTGAGATTATTGGCATCCAAGGTAACGATTTAGTTACTTTTAGAAACAGCCCACGTCCGGGTCGTTCTGGTGGAGGCTTAATGGACGATCAATATTACATTGCCACATGCTGGGGCACCGAAGATTATAGTGGAAGCGGCAAAGGATATTTTACACCTTTGACTGTCATTCATACAGTATTTTCGCAAAACGGCTATGACTTTTTATTGAGAATTCCTCCGGGTGGATCAGTCGCAAGAGAATTGCCGGTCGTTGACCGCAACAGTTCTCAAGGCAATTACTCGAAAGAATATATCCTTCTTCCCGGTCGTTAAGTAATTATTTTTCTTTGATGTAATTTATTTCCAATCAATCGCTCATCAATTAAATGAGCGATTGCTTTTTTTGATAGTTCGCAAATTTCTGGGCAATCAATAGGATAGTTGTATCCTTTTGTTTTATTGAAAACATAATTTCTTGCCCATTTGCATTCTTCAATTGTTTTATAATCACCCCAAATTTTGCCCAAAAACCGCAAGCGAATTCTTTTGTTGTGAATTGTTATGCCACAATTTTCGCAATATTCTTCTAATTCTTTTTTCCAACTATCAGCTAATTTTTTCTTTCTCGATAAATATGGTTCTCCACAATAAATGTAATTTAAAAATGATAATACTTCTGGTTTAGAATTATAATCAATATACCAAGCAGCATTTTTTGTTTCAGTATTTTTATTGTGTCTTAGAAATTCTATTGGCATTAAATATTTGCACATCCCTTCCATAAAAATTTTTGTTCCAACAATACTTATTCCAATTTTATTTTTTGTTTTATAAATTGAACCATCCCCATCAAAATAGCCACGAATAAAGTGTGGGACAAACTCTTTTGGTATATTTGGAAAATCTGGGTTTAAATAAGTTTTTCTTGGTAATATTCCATGCAAATCTATCAAATCATTTATCATTACTTGGCTATACACAGAAATCTTTGTATAAGCAGCAATATTATATCCCTTTTTGTGTTTCCCTGCTTCTTTTCTGATAATTTTATGTTTTGATTCAACTGAATTAACAAATCCTAAAATCAATTCTTCATCTTCTGTTGCACACCCCAATTGAAGTTTTCCATCAGAAATGTTACCATCAGCCCATATCCAACCAAGATAATAAGCCATTTCTTTTGTCCAAGTTTTGAAATAATCATGTTTCATATAATTTCCTTTGAAATTATATAGTTATGTCAATGAATAAAATGGACACGTTTTCCTAAATTCGCACCTACGGCATTGATCCCCCACTCTGCCGTAGGCTTCTTCGGGAGCCATGCCCTTTATTATTCTGTGTGAATCAACCAATTCTTGCTCGGCAGACGCTAAGGATTCCTCGGTAAATTTCGTGGCAACCAGTTCTGCACCCTCGACGTAATATAAAGCTGCCCGTATATCGTCCGCATTTGCATTGAAGAGTTTTTGCAAAACTCTGGCGTAAGATCGCAATTGCAAATCCTTGCGGATTGTGTTAGAGTTTTTTCGGAAGAATCCTTTCTTTGTGGTCTTATAATCCAGAATGAAATATTTTCCGTTCCGAACAATCAGGCGGTCAATTACGCCTTTTACAAGACAGTTATTCGGTGGATCGAAATCGAGAACAAATTCGTATTCTAATTCGCCATCGTAGCCGATTCGGTCACTCAAGCCCTTGAGATTTTTCAAGTGTTGAGCAAACTTGTTTTTATAAGCACCGGGCAAAGGGGGCGAGGGCTTATTGAATTCGAGCATAATCTTGCCGCCCAAAACGTCATTGGCAATCAGGGAAATGTCCTTCTTGCCTTGTTCTTTAACGTAGTATTCTGCGACTTTGTGGACTATTTTTCCATAAATGAGGTAGTCCGGCGTCGGTTCTAGTGTTACAATCTTCTGGTGGTATCTGTAGTTGTATTTCGCAGGACACTCATCAAAAGTCTGCTTCCTCGAAACTGAAATGTGTTCTATATCCATGATTTCCTCCGGTTAAATAGATTATAAAGTCTCGAATGATATTAAACAATATGTTTTTATTGTAATATGGAATAATCAACAAGGGAATAGAATTTTTTTGACAGTATATTTTTTTAATTTTATCGTTCTTTTCTAGCCTTAAAAAATTATTTTTTCCCCAAATTGGCAAATAATGTTGTTCTCCTTGATATTCTATCATTGCATTTAATGAATTTAAAAAGAAATCAAATGGCAATGTTCTTTTGTTTTTACAATCAACAAATCTGTGTTCTTTTTTAAAAGATATTTTCATTTGTTTGAGTATTTTTTCTATTTCTTGTTGTGGTTTGGAATTCTTTTTTGCGCAAGAAGGACATCCATTTCCTCGTGATCTATTGTTGATAGTTGATTTCCATATGTTTTTACATTTTTTGCATTTCCATTGGATTATTTTATTGCTATAACACAATAATTTATCTGCTAATGAAAAATCAAGTAATTCTTCGGCCAAATCTGGCCGCAATACCAATAAATTTTTTTCTGAGGTTGGAAGTCTACCGGAACAATAAGGGCATCCACGATTACTTATACATCTTGCATTTGGGGATGTGCGGAAAATTTGTGAACATTTTCCGCACATCCAATCGCAAATTTTATTTGATCCAAAACTAATTGCAACATTATTGACAAGTTCTTTTGCTATCTTAGGGTGAGTTTCTTGAATGGTTTTCTTTTTTTTATTTCTATTTTCAGCATTTTGTTTTGCGGCGCATTTTGCACATTTTGAACCATTGCTTCTATGAGTAATTTTTGTTTTCCATTTATAATTACATTTGTAGCAAGTCCACCAAACTTTTTCATTGCTATGAGGTCGATAGTGCGAAAGAGGAAATTTATTTTCTTTGCCATATTCTTCGATTAGCAGTTGACTAAAATTTTCCATATGTTTATGATAGTGCGGAGAGTTAAATTTTAAATATGGATTTTTATGTATTTTTATGATTTCTTTTGAAAGATTCAAAGAATGGGCTGAGCGGAAATTTGGCGAAATAGTCGTCAAAAATAAAGAAATCCGCATCAACTCCATCTTTGAAACCGATGACGATAATTTTCACCTTTGGTGTTCTCCGTCTGGCGGCAAAAAGAAAAGAAAACTCGGTGTATTCCATTGCTTTAAGACCGACAAAAAAGGCAGCTTGGTTCGACTTGTCCAACTCGTGGAGAAGTGCGACCGTGATACAGCTTTATCTATTCTGACCGGCCAAAGCACCATTTCTGACCTCGAACGCAGGCTCGAAGAATATTTTGCTGAAAAAGACGGAGTAAAGGTAGAACCACCCAAACCCGACCTGCAACTGCCAAGTGGTAGTTTACTTATATCTGATTTGCCACTCAATAACTGGTGGAGAAAAAAAGCAGAAGAATATTTGCAAGGGCGGCACATTCCCATCGACGGATATTTCATTTGCACAGAAGCCCCGTACAAAGCCAGAATAATCATTCCTTATTACGACAAGACCGGGAAGTTGATTTATTGGAATGGACGCCACATCAGCGATAAAGCTAAACTGCGTTATCTGGGTCCGCCCAAAGAAGTGGGAGTGGGCAAAGAAGACGTTATTTACATGGCGGGCCAATGGCCACCAGAAGACTCTTACTTATATCTTTGTGAAGGCGAATTTAACGCCAAAAGCCTTTTCTTATCTGAGTTAAATGCCGCTGCCTGCGGCGGCAAAAACATAGGTGAGAAACAAGTTACTATATTATCTGGGTACAAGATTGTTTTGTGCCTAGACCGAGATAAGGCTGGAAAAAGCGGCACGAAAAGAATGACGGAGATTTACAACTCTCTTTCAGTCAAAATTGCTACCGGCACCAATTTACTTTACGTCCGCCCAGCGGTTGGCTTCAAAGACTGGAATGAAATGTTTGTAGCTCTCGGCCCAGCGATCTTGCACAGTTATATTTTGCGGTCGCAAAAACCAATTACTCACAATTCACCGTATGGTACGGGAGCGGATATTTTTCTATGAAACTCACAACAATCAAAAAATTACAAGACAGATTTGTTGGCAAAATCTGTACGATATTGACCTCTCCAATTCCCAAGCACAATTTCTCAGATACCCAATTTTCTGATTTTTTTACTTGCGTAATTGAATCTCTTGATGAGGATGGAATTTTTGCAACCCACCCGACAACCGGCTGCAAAAATTTCTATAATCTAAGCAATGTTTTGGGCATAGTTGAAGAACAAGTGTTTTACGAAGATAATCCAGAACACGCCGAGATTATTGCTAAGGTGCGAAATCTTCCCAAGACGAAGCCTAATGATTTCGCAAATATTGATTTAATGAGCCAACTCGCCCAAAAGTAGGTAAATTCCATATTTTTGATTCTGATTGTCTTGATTTATTTCGCTGATCTTTCTAAGATGAATTGATCTTATTCTATTTTATAGGTGGACAATGAATGCCAAATATATGCCATTTCTAAAATGGTGGCTTTTATTTACTGTTGTAGGCGTTACAGCAATTTTCATGCAATATGCCGGTTTCTATAAAGAAATCTGGGAGAAGGATTCGAGTTATCTAAGCTGGGCTATTTTTGGAATATTCAGCTTCTTCACTATTCTTTGCGGCTGTCACATCTTTTATGTGTGTGCTTCACCGCCCGAAGATAGAAAAACTTTTGAAAAATGCTTACAACAAGAAGAAGTCGGCTGGTTCTTTAGTGAACTCTGTTTGACTTTAGGCATGATTGGAACGATTGTGGGGTTCGTATTCATGCTTTCAGGATTTGAAGGCATTGATATGAATAAACCACAAACTGTTCAGTTACTCTTGTCTGATCTTGGCAAGAGTATGGCTACGGCTTTATACACCACCTTGGTTGGCCTTGTTTGTGGTGCTTTGTTGAAACTTCAATACTTCATTCTAAGCCTAGAACTTCAAAGAATTGGAAAGCCCAAAAAGAATAAGAATACTTTGGTTTCTTCTCCATCGCCATTGGCGGGCGTCTCTCAAAAAACAGAAGAAGACTTAGAACTTTTTGCAGAAGAAGTGGATCAAGCCGAAGAAGTATCTCTAAAAGTATACTCTGAATCCGATAACTCGCAGGTGAAGAATGAGAAATAGAAATTATAGTTGTAACACATCCTTTCTGGATTTGTTATTCAATACGCTCATTGCCTTCACCGCCCTTTTTGTTATGGCATTCGCTTTGATGAACCAAAACAAGAAGATGCCGGATGTGAAGGGTGCATATATCATAACTGTCACTTGGGATGAAAATTTTGACGATGATGTAGACACTTATGTTTTAGACCCAGAAGGTAAATTGGTTTTCTTTCAAAGACGTGAAGATGGTTTGATGCACTTGGATCGTGATGATTTGGGCAAACGTAACGATACCGTTAGTACACAATTTGGACAAATTGTGTACAAAGAAAATAGAGAAATAGTTACTTTGAGAGGCACGTCACGAGGGGAATATGTCGTTAACGTACATTTATATCGAAGAAATGACGCTCAAAATACCAAACCTATTGAAGTAACTATCCAACTCGACAAAATCTCTCCCACTTACACCCCCATTATTCAAAAAAAGGTAATCCTTTTGAATAATGGGGATGAAAAAACAGGCTTTAGATTTGTGGTGAATGATAAGGGTGAGGTTACATCAACCTCCTTCGATTACAAGTCGTTAGCCAATGCCGCTCAAGGACAAAATCTGCCGGTCGATCCCGATTTGGGAAGGGACAGACCAGATGATTTCGACCCAAATATTCCTCCAAAGGACGAATAACAATGGACTTAAACGCTATCGGTATTCCAATCGCCTTTATTTTGCTTGCAGCAATTGGACTATGGCTGCTTATTTTTGCAAAAGGCTGGTGGATTCTTAAAATCTTCTTTATGACCTTATGTCTTTATTTTAGTATTGCTGTCTGGTTATCGTTGAGTCAATTAAGTGGCTGGCCAAGCAGTTCGGTACTGCCTGAAAAATTCTTAATCAATGGAATCGCAGTTCAAGAACCCTCACTAACTAACCCAAATGATAAAGGAAACATTTACATTTGGGCGACAGAACTGGATAATGATTTCAAAGCTAAAAAAACAGAAATTTCTTCATGGTTAATGCCCTTCGTTTCTAAAAAACGACCATCAGAGCCAAGAGCCTATCGTCTACCTTATACAGATGAAATGAAAGAGCAGTTGTCACAAGTTTCTAAAATGATGAAGGCTGGTAAACCAGTTGTTGGCGAGCGGAATAAACTCACCGGGAAGGGTGAGGGTGAGGGTGATGGCCAAGGTAAAGGTCAAGGTGGTAAAGGCCAAGGTGGTAATGGTAAAGGCCAAGGCCAAGGTAAAGGTAAAGGGGGTTCAATGAGTCAAGAACAAGATTTTATGTTCTACGAATTGCCGCCTCCAAAATTCCCTGAAAAGTAGAAACAAAATGAAACATATTGGTTTGGATTTGGTCCGTGTTACAGAGGGTGCTGCTATTGCTGCCTCTGCTTGGGTCGGAAGTGGCAACAAGCTGTTAGCTGATAGAGATGCCACAGATGCAATGCGGAGACGCCTGAACAATATGGATTTCAGAGGCGTAATCCGTATTGGCGAAGGCAAAAAAGATCAAAGCTATGGTCTTTTCAAGGGCGAAGAAGTAGGCAATTTGCCCGCCGAATATTTTCATCATCTTTCAGGTGCGCCTAAAATATATGATATTGGGGTCGATCCAATTGATGGAACCACACCCACGGTTACATCCGGGCCAGAGGCTACGAGTGTAATTGCCATTTCCGAAAAGGACTCAATGTTCGATACGGAAGAACATTACATGCTCAAATTGGCAGTTGGCCCCGCTATCCCGCCGTGGAAAGCCCGCCAATTAAACTTCTCAATGCCTCTCCCAGATATTTGTAATTTTGTAGCCGATGCTCTTGGAAAGCCAGTTGACAAGCTAATGGTTTGTATTCTCAATCGTCCACGTCACGAATTGTGGATTATACAAATGCGTGATTTGGGCGTGCGTATCAAACTAATCCAAGATTGTGATATTAGCGGTGCCATTGCTACCTGTCTTCCAGATGGTGGCATTGATATGCAGTTTGGCGTAGGTGGGGCACCAGAAGCCGCCATTACCGCAGCCGCCATGAAATGTTTGGGCGGATTCTTCCTTGCACAATTGTGGAAAGAAAATCTATACGGTCCCGAAATGAATCAGGATGAGTTGGTTAAAGGCCCGTGTGCCTTCGCAGCGACCGGAATTACGGACGGAAGTTTGCTCAAGGGCGTTCGCTGGACTACACGAGGCCCGGTGACAAATAGCGTCTTTATGCGGTCGGAAAGCAACACCGTTCGCTGGTTGACTACAAATCATGGTAACTGATTACTTGGTTGTAACCGATTTCGCCAGATTTCTAGGATAATCTGGGTCGTAGTTCTTAGCCAAAGCAATGTAGTATGCCAAGAGTTGTATTGGAATTATTTCTGATACAACTCTTTCTATTTCTGTATTACCCGCTGGTATCTCTATCCAGTGGTCATACAAAGGATTGTTTTTATCGGCAATGCCTATGATTTTTGCTCCCCGACTTTTGACTTGCTTGCCACTGATTTCCATGTCCGAATAGGTTTCGTCACTTGGGTGAATCAAGATTACATAAGAACTTTCATCAATCAGAGCAAGCGGCCCGTGTTTCAACTCCCCGCCAGCCAACCCTTCTGCGTGGATATAAGCAAGTTCTTTGATCTTCAACGAAGCCTCGGAAGCTATTGGGTGGTGAATTCCACGTCCCAGAATATAAATGTCACTTACGTCTTTGATTTCGTAGGCGACAGCTTTGACCTTGCTCTCGGCTCTCAAAGATTTTTTCACGCAATTCGATACCGCTTTGAAATCTATGTTGGCAAACTGTATGTGAGAGGCTATACCAGCCAGCAAAAGAATCTGTGACGTAAAACTCTTTGTTGCAGCTACGCCGATTTCTGGGCCGCAGTTAATTGGCAATACCAAGTCGGAAATGCCCGCCAAAGTTGAAGCAGTCTTGTTGACCACAGCGATGATTTTGGCCCCTTTGTGCTTAGCCATTAAGACCGTTTCCAGTACATCGGCACTTTCCCCGCTTTGAGAGATTGCCAACAACACGGACTTTTCATCAAAATCGTGGTTTAAGTATGGGCACTCGCTCGAAATGATTGGCTCTACTTTTATCTTGTGTTTGTTCAGAAGGTGTTTTCCGACCAAACAGGCATTATAGCTTGTGCCACTACCCGTGAAGTAAATGTTTTTAGCACCACAAAGTATCCGGGCCGCATCGAAGGTGTTACACTCAGGCGTATTACATTGAATCTTTTTAACAGTGTGAATTTGTTCGTGAATTTCTTTGATTGTGAAGTGGGCATAGTCTTCTTTGTATGCGTCCGCCACTTCTCTCGAAAGTTCCACCGTTTTATGCCTGACTTCTTTTCCGTCGAAATTAAAGATTGTCATACCACCGATTTTGGGTGGTTCTATGACAATAAACTCTTTGTTTTCAAGATAGATGGCTTGATTTGTACTCTCGATAAAACCCAATACATCGCTTGCAATTATAAAGCCTAAAGGAGCCAAACCGACAATAATTGGCTCGTGATTTCTTACCGCCACAAGTGTTTCATCATCAAATACGGCCAGAAAAGCGTAGTGACCCTTCAAGTGTTTTACAACTTCAAGGACGGTCTTCTTTGGGTCTTGTCTTTTTACATAGAAGTGTGCGAGAAGGTTGGCAATTACTTCACTGTCGGTGTCGCTATTGTGGGTGAATCCAAACTCAGATTTCAATTGTTCGTGGTTTTCAATAATCCCATTGTGGACAATAGCAATCTTGCCAAGCAAAGTATCAATATGAGGGTGAGCATTGTTTTCACTTACTTTCCCATGTGTCGCCCAGCGAGTATGGCCAATTCCTACATTACCGGGCAGTTTATCAAGATTTTGTTTCCGATTAACATCCTGCACCTTGCCCACGCCCCGTGCCAGACGCAATTCTTTATCAAATGTGCAAGCTCCAACACTATCGTATCCACGGTACTCCATTTTTTGGAGTCCACGCACGATAGTGGGAGCTACTTCGCTTTGAAAAGAACAACCAATTATCGAACACATTTACTGCCTTCTTTGAGTAGTTTTTTGTAGTATTCTACTTTTTCTCTCAGAACATTCTGGGGTGCAATCCAATCAAAGGTGTCAATATCATCATCTTCTTTTTCCTTTGCAGCCCGCAATCTAAACAGCTTTCTCATTGCTTTGTTGATTTCATCATTCATTACCAAATCGGTAAGCTCTTCCATCTTATCGTTGTCGATGATGCCATCTTCTTTTGCTTTGGCGATTTGTTCAAGAGCCGTATGAGCGTCAATATTGTCGTCCAAAATATGGGTCCGGTCGTTCTTTTTTTCTCCGTCATCTTTCGGCAAATTGGGCGGCAACAAATCATCGGGAATTTCCGCTGTTCTAGTCGTTGCCGGATTTGCCGGATTTACCGGATTTACCGGATTGGCTGTGGGATCACTACGAACATCTCCCGTATCTCCCGCATTATCGGACAGTTTTTCTCTTTCAATATCCACATCAGATTTGCGTCCCCTGCGACCTAGTTTGGAAACGTATTCGTCACGGAGCTTTTTGGCTCTTTCAATTCTTGCCTCAAAGTCTTGACGATCTTTAATGGGATCGCTGTCTAATTCGATACGTTCTTCTCTTCTCAATTCGTTCCAAACATGGTGACGATCTCTCTTGTAAAATATTTCAATACGAGGATCGCCAAGTCTCAATATCCAAGGGATAATCATGCCCTTTAGTTCTTTCTTTGCGATTCTTCGTTGAACACCACCACCATAGTTGTTCCAAGCCGCTTTTTCGCTTGGGCTTAAATTCTCCCATGCACGACCACCAGTATTAGGTTTTTTATCCCAATACGATGAATAACTTGGACCGGCCCTTTCGGGTTCTTCTGTTCTTGGGTCTTCTTCTGGTGGAGCTTCCTCGCCCGCACCACCGCCACTATCCGGTGGAGTTTTATCATCAATTGTGGCCGTTCTATTTAGATCGGCCATAACTCTGTCGAGAGTTGCCGGGTCAGTTGCCCCTGCAATTGCTCTTTTGTACGCTTCGTATTTGTCATCTGGGAAGCCTCTCTCTTTGGCTTTATCAAGAGCTTCCATTGCTGCGGCTCGTTTGGTGTCGATCCCATCTGTAGCTGGTTCTGGATTCTCAGATTCGTATTTGGCCAAATCTTTTTCTGCTTTGTCCAATTCGTCTTCGTCAATGTGTTTCTTGATCTTTTCGTAGGCTTCATCTTCGATAAGCCCGCCCAGAGCTTCCAATCTGTCTCTTGATTTTTGTTTGCTACTGGCAACTTCTTCACCCGTGCTTTTCTTCTTTTGAATTTCTTCAATTCTCTTGAGTGCCAGCTTTGGATTGGTTTTTGCCAAACTGAGAATTTGTTGATATTCGTCTTCGCTAATGATGCCTCGCTCTTTCATTTGCTTGGCGAAAGCCTCCGCACCTTTACGGTCATTGTCCGGGTCTTCTTCGGGTGTAACTGGACCTTCTGGTGTAACTGGACGTTCTGCTGGCACATTCGTAGCGGGAGCGGGTGTTGTTGGCACAGAGTCGCCAACACCATAAATATGATCTTTAACTGTCTTGGTTAGCAATGTTTTTAGCTGTGCGGCCCACTGGTCTATGGTTCGCATGATGGCCAAATTTTCCGTGCCGGGAATAGTAGTTTCAGACAGATGTTCGAGTTGATCTTCTAGCAGTTTGCAATGATTTCTGAAGAGGCGATATTCTTCTATGGGCACAGTGCGCAGCATGGTATGTTCTGGTTGCACATGGCCCAGATCGTCACCAAGTTTGTTCTTCCAGAAATAGGGATTATCTTGATTGTATCTCCCCCACCATAGATTAGACATGGTGTTCTTGAATCTGTCCCATATCCCACGTTTCGCCTGTGGGCGTGTCATGGGGTTGATAAGGGAAGACTTCAATTGCCCGATCATTTTATCCACTTCTTGTGGAATTCGATCTAAAAGGTTTTGAACTCTCTGGTCTAAAGCAGCATCTTCAACTATTTTCATGGCATTCTCCTTGCCATATATAGTCACGGGAAAATCAATGTTGGTCGCTTATATATTCGCCAATTTTCTTCAAAGACATAAGGCAGGAGTCAAATCGGTGGAAATCGCTGGAAAGGTATTCCAGAGCCAATTCATCGAAACGGTCCTTATCTTCGCCTTCTACTTCAAAATAAATGGCTTTACCCTTCTTGCCCAAAACCTTATATTTGTGCATTAGGATAAATGCAGCGGCCCCTAAGTCCGTGACAAATCTATGGGATTTGGAAGCAAAGGGATATTCCCCGATCTTCTTCAGGGATATAATACATGCGTCAAAGCGATGGAATTCGCTAGATAGATAGTCCAATGTAAGTTGGTCGAACTTCTCGGCTGTTTGCTCTTCTTCTGCCAATAGAAAGAAGATTTCTTTGCCTTGACGACCAATTACCTTGTACTCGTGCATTAAAATGTATGCGGCTGCGCCCAGATCGCTTACACTTTTCTTATTGTTTGTCATTTCTTCCTTTCAAATTCAGGGGAAGGGCAAAGTGCCCTTCCCCGTTTTCGCTCACATTAGAATATTTTCTCAAGTTGACTCTGGATTGCCCGTGCGACCATTTTGGTCGCCTTTCTGTCACCGACAATGCACTTCAAGCCTCTATGAGCAGTATCAATAGAGTCTTTCGTGAACTTTGTTGTCATATCGTTGACAGCAAGGAAGTCACCTTGAATAGAGAATTCGTAACCCATCTTCTTGCGTAGAAGTCCTAATACATCATCTGGGTGTATCGAGGGATAAACAGGATCAGTGGATGGGAATTCTTTTGCTACGTTCGCCAATATCACGTCGATATTGTCCAACCCAAAAACTTCTTTGTGGGGATCGGTAAATATCTTTCTGTCGCTTGCATCCCAAGTCCAACTTCTTGGAGAACATTTAACGTATTCTGGCTCTTCATTGAGTCCAGATAGCTCTTTAAGCTCTTCACAAGCAGCCTCATTCAATTCCTCGACAGGCTTGTTTCTTACAGACTCAATTTTTTCGGCCAGTTCTTCTGCGGATTCAGGCTTCCACAAATTCTCAAAGGCTTGTCTCTTGATTTCATCCTTCAAGAATTCATTGTCAAATTCCCTGAGAGGCAATTCATCGAAATACTTTTGATTCATCCAAACTTTTTCGCCGGAATCATTTTCTATTTCGTATCTTTCGTCTTCTCGCAAAGTGTTTCTTGGCTTTTGTACTTGAAAAATATCATAGACCTTGCCATAGGTCATATTTTTTATGTTGCAATCAAGTAACGGGCAGAATTTTACCTTTTTGACAGGCAACTTAGAGTGGTCCCTGTCAACTTGTTTTTCTTCATTCATAACTCATCCTTTTTTGTTTAGTGTTTATTTCGCAGCTTCTGCGGCAATTAAGCAACCACGAGCTACGCTGTAAAGTGGATCGTTCGGTTTTACGACTTCCCCCACCTTAATTGGTAAGTTTGCTTGCACCAATGTTTCTTTAAACAGAGTTGCAAAACCATAGGGAGAAGAAGTTCCTCCCGCTATTACTATGTCAACAGGATTTTCTGTGTGTACGGCTTTGTTGGCCCCAGCCAGACCCTTCTTGATTCCAGCAATAGTATGTTCAATCATCAGTCTATATTGAGTTTGGATTGCACGTTCTACTAAGTTCGTCGGTGGTTTAGATAAGTCAATCTTGGTCTTTTCTTTGTTGATGAAAGTCGGTGTTTCGCCAGTTGCTTTTGCAGCCTGCTTGTCGATCCAGTCGCCGCTATTCACAATGGCGAAGGTGAATACGGGCTGACCATACATGGCATAACAGATGTTTACCATACCGGCACCAAAGCTAATTCCAATGCCCGTATATGCTTTTTTGCCTAGTTCGGCATAAACAAGGGCCAACGCCTCGTTAATTGGGTTGGCATTTACTTTGAATCCCTTATCGGACTTGTAAGCCTTGAAGATGGCTTCTAGCACTTTCGTGTGGTAATCTGCGTCGGTATCTTCGTTAATGGCATTTGCTGGTACGCAATAATAGAGTGTTTCGTTATCTTGTTTTACATCATCCAAGAGGCTGTGAACCATAATGCTTAGAATCTGGAAGGCATCCTTTTCCTTGGGATTTACACATCCGTGGGCCATAGGACGCTTGAGTTCTAGCTGGCTCATTGTGTAAGCCATGTTTACAGCGGCCTCGCCAAGAGCGTATGCGACGTTCTCACGCTCGATGAGAGGGACGCCTGCGTTTTTCATCATGTTGAAAACAAAGCGATTTTCGAGGGGAAGTTCCAAAAAGGCATTTACTTCCCGCTTATTCACAAAATTGCCCTTGTCGTCTCTGCTGCAACAAACAAGGTTATATGTACCCACATCAAAACCTATCATGGCATCTCTCCTTGGATAAATTGGTTATATTATTCCATCTTGTTCCATTAGCAATTTTGGTAATCGTTGCTCTTTGAACATTAAATTTGTCGGCTATTTCTCTGTGTGTTAGCTTTTTGTTAAGTAAACTAACAATTTCTAAAATCTTAGACGAATTCAGAGTTTTAGACCTATTTTCACTCATTTTAATGAGTGATTTTTTGTTGTGCTTTTTCCCATAATTCGGGTTATTTGTGCCTGAATAATTTTTCTTTTTCCATTCAGACATTTTGTTTTTAGATTTTTGTGTATGTCTCATACCAAAAAATGGGTTCTTTGTTCCATGTCTTGAAGTAAAATCTTCTGATATGTTATACAAAAATTTCTTATCAATTTTGTTGACTATTGCCTCTTCCATTACATCGAGTTGTTTATCGCAACATTCTTCTATAATTGAGAATTCAAAGTTTTCTTTTCCATATTTTCTCCACGCTCTTTGTAAGTGGACATTTTTGTGAATGCCTTTATTCAAATGGTATCGGTGTCTAACAAATCTATCCATAATATTTATAGATTGACCTACATAAACCTTATTGTTTACGTTGCTTTTGATTTGATATATGCCGCAAATCTTCTTCATTCCTGTTTTCCAAATTGAATTTTTGGGGATGCCTCAAAATCAGGCACTTCCCAATTGAAATTATCACCCGACTTGGGTTTTTCTTTTTCTTGTTTAATTGATTGTGCAGAAACAGCCACATCACCATTTAGGTTAATGTTAAGTTCTAATACAATAGAAACTTGGCATTCGCCGTCCTTTGTTATAACCTTTACTTCGTTAGGTTTTATGAGTTGTGGCAATTTTTCTCCCAATTCACAACAATGTTGCTACACTTATAGTTATACTCTAATATAGAATTTTGGCTTATTTTTCCCACGGCCATCTCTTCTCCACAATCCCAAATCATTGGTGTTGAAATTTTCTGAAGTTGTACTATATAAATAAAGGAGCTATAAATGAAAAAGATTTGTCGTAAATGCAATAAGAAATATGACCTGAGTATGTTTTACTCAGACAAAAGAGCAAACGATGGAAAAAAGAGTCGTTGTAAATTTTGCATCAAAGAAGATGTTGATTGTTACCGACACACCGATAAAGGAATGGAAGCAAGAAGAAAGTGGGCAAAAAAACTAGGTGCTACATCGCACGGTAAAGCAGCAATTGCTTGGCGAGGCATTTTGGGACGATTAAGAAAATCAGAATTATACCCAAGTTACAAGAATGTTCAATTGAAAATGACTCGACATGAATTCATGGATTGGGCGGTTCCTGCAATATCCAAATTCATGAAAGAAAATCCCGGTACAAAACCAAGTATTGATAGACAAGATTCTGAGGGCAATTATGAATTATCTAATCTTCGTGTGATTAGTCATTCTGAGAACTCTGCCCGTCGTGGCGATATTGAAAACAGACGCTTGGGGAGAAAATTGAATGCTCTTCTCCATGAATCGGTAACGGAAAAAGATTTTTTGAAAAATCTACAAATGATTGTAGATGATTTGTGTTCAAAGAAGGGGTTGAAGGAGCGGTTTTTTCCCAAGGCCACCTAACGAACATAGCCTTAATTCCATTTTTCAATTCTTCGGCACTTAGTTCCGTAAGACAAGGTTTTTGTGGTTTTCTGCATTTAGGACAATCGCCAAATTTAAAACATGGCCCACAATCCCAATCACTTTTTCCTCGATGTTTTATGTCTCGATGCTTCTGGACCAATATGAAATCAAAATGCTTGCCATAGGCTTTACCGTCTGCGAAAGTGAATATACCCATTAGCGGCTTTTTGAGTCCTCCCGCCAAATGAAATGCCGCCGTATCTACAGAAATGATGTAATCCATTTCTTGGAAATAACAAGCAAGTTCCTTTAGAGATATTTTCGAGATTGTCTTAATGCCGTATTTTTTGAGTGTTTCCAATTCTTCTTTGTGATAGGCCAACAAAATGTGGTCTTTGGTCGCTTCGGCAATGGCTTCCAATTGGTGGGGCAACAGCGTCTTGGTTATCATTTTGGAAACGGGAGCAAAGCCAATTAACGCCTTTCCTTCTTCCCTATACTTGACAAGATTATCACGGACCTTTTGGTGGATGGCTGGGTCCAGTCGAATGTGCATGTTGTGGTGTTTAAGCTCCTCTACACCGCAATATTTAGCCCAAATGTCGCTCCGATGATCCAGACAAAAAGGTGCCCTCATATGTTCGTATCGGTCGGCAATCGTTACGCAAGTGTTGTAGACGGCAATATAGTCTTGTGGGTTGACTGTGCGTGAATCTATAACTTCGGAGATGTAGGGGTGATCGCTGGCAGCATCCATGTATTCCGGCAAACAAGCAAACACAAACTCCGCATCCGGCATTATGTTTTTGAAGTCCTCAAAGACCATTCGATGCATGTAAACATCGCCCAATCCGCCCTTATCGTGCCAAATTAGGACTTTGTTTCTTTTTTCGTGGAACTCCTTGATGCTCAAGGGCTTGGGTTTGTAGATTTTCTTGTTTAGTGATGGCATACTCTATAAAAGAAAAGAGCCACTGTATTTCTACAGTGGCTCTCGTTTTTTTTATGTCAAATTTGCTTAGCTGTTGCAAGAACTCTTTACAGAGAGAAGAACTTGAACGTCGGCGGCAGTACCACCAGATACGTTGTTCACAAATTCGAGCTTGGAAACAGACAAGTCGCCAGAGTTGAATACCTGTGTTTCGCCAGCAGCTACGTCAATAACTGCGTCTGCAACACCGTTGATACGAACACGGACGGCTGTAGAACCTTGGTTGGCAATCTGTACGAATACAGCGTAACCACCAGTGTCACCAAGAATGTCAATTACGTTGTCATCATAGTCTGTGCCTTGGAGAACAAGCATGTTGTAAACCTTCGGGAAGGTCATCATATCAGATTCTCCATCGTGATATGCAGAACCGTCGTCTGTTACGACTTCGATGAATGCTTGGGAAAGCGGAACTTGTGGGTAAGCAAAACGCTTCCAGTAGTTGCAATCGGCAAATGTCTCGCCGTCAAACAACTTGCGGTATGTCTTGCCGGGGCCAGTTACATAGATTGTACGCTGAATGGATGTTGCGAATTGGCTACCATGACTGCCTTCAACACCGCTGTCAAAACGCTTGTCAAGCAAGCCTTGTTCGGTGTTGTTCAATTTTACTCTAAATACACTCATTGTTATGCTCCTATTGAGTATTGCGTCTATGAAAGACACATTTTTGGTTTATCGACCTTATCTCTGACTTTATATATTGTGCTGCTATTATATTTTCAAAACATCTAATCCATAATAAAGGCTTTTGTATAAATTTTCACCGATTCCTGTGGGAACAAGTGTAGTTTTGATTCCCATAACGGGGGCCAGTGCTGTAAATTCGTTTTCTACACCAATGACCCACGCTGCCGAGTCCAAGCCTCCATTGATAGCTGGTTGCATGTTTTTTGAAGCAACGTAGTTTTCGACTTTTTCGAGTTGTTCTCTGCTGAGTGATTTTGTAGGTGAAGCCCCGAATGGGTAGATGGCACAGAGGTTGCCGCCCTTCTTT